CAGCCACCCAGTAGGCAACTGGCCTACCCTGGCCCCCCAACTAGGGGAGGGGCACCCAGCGGCGTTTTAGTGTTACAGCGCCGCGCTGTGCAGTCCTCTCTAAATGACGGTGATCTACGGAAGAGACTTCCGTTGTGGACCACCGAAATAACGAAGTATCTGTTGTTGGACCGGAGTTACCATTCTCTAGTCGCAGCAGACACTTCGTGAGAGCAGGATATCCGTCTATCTCGTCACTGCGATAGACTGTGGACGGGACCCAAGCTAGATATTCAAAAGCTTGGATTTGACCATTTACCCTTCTCTTGGGTAAGTGGAACCCGGTAAAAGATATCCTTCCCAAGCACGAGCTATCACTGGCCACATCGGGCAAAGGCCCTAATATGGTCTCACATGTGCAAAACATGAGAGATGCTGTACGGTAATAACCTCTTCTCGCGAAGTGGTTTGCCGTTGCAACCCAAGAGATTAGTTCTCGCGCTTGCTGCCTGTTCTTAGGACGCAGATGACGAAGATAGGTCGGAGTGACCTCGACTCCATCATAGGCATCTACTCCGCAACTTTCACGAAACTTTCCCGAAAAGAAAGTTTTGGAGTTGTTCACCTTACAGTTAAATCTCTGTAGGTGATCAAGAACAGTTCCTGCCTCCGTCGTAGGGACGATAAGATCGTCCCCATAGACGTATACATCCTTCCGTACTTCACGGATAGAATGTATATTTATTGGAAGGTTTCTGCTTCGCAGTAGAGCGACTACACAAATAGTGTAGAAATACATCGACTCCACTGGAAAACAGAGAGCAGAACCCATCGACGCGAACTTTTTCAGCGGACCGATAAGTCGGCCGTCGGGAAGTTTCGCGCTATCGCTACGACATGCTTCGATACAATCCCATAACCATGGGTTGGAGCGAAACATAAGACTAACAACAGACAGAGGAACTCTGTCTGAAGCGTCGTTAAGATCGATCGTTGCAAATCGACCGTCTTGCGATGACAGTAGAGCTAGTCGCTGGTTGATAGACTGATCTGTGAAGTTCACATGACCAGCCACCAATCGATCAGATTCAATTCGCTCATAAAGAACGGATTGAATAGACTGTTGTGCATATTGCATGCAAACAGGCTCGATAGCTATAATGCGTGGGGATTTCAATGTCTTCGGAACGGTGATTACCCTAACCGGGCTTTCATCGTCTCGCTGGACGAACGTGACTTTCTTGATCACCTCTTCCGAATCAACGAACGCACTCAAAGAGTAAGCGTAATCGTAGAAAGGAAAATACTGGTCAAGACGCTCATACCAGTACTGCCATACATATTTGCCGTTACCGGAAATATGCTCGGCGGTGGCACCGGGACCGTGTTTTGGGACCAAGTCGCTATCAGATATATTAGATAGCATAGGAGCCCATAACACATCGGAAACAGCTGCAAAAGCAGAAAGATCTGTTCCCGCGGTGTAAGACAATTGAAAATCTCGCTCAACTTGAACGAAGTTCTCGATCGCATTCTGTGTTCGCGTGTGCGAACACGGTAAACCCACCTTCTTGAAGAGCAGACAGATCTGTCTGACCGCTTCAACGAGGGTGGGGGCGTAAGGAATTTCTTCATGTAACCTCCCAGTCTCACGGTCAAAGAGTTTCCCGATCAGTCCTTGCAAAAACGCAGGAATTGATCCCGTCTTCCGGAAATATTCGAAAGACGTTGGGGAAATAAAACCATCCGCAAGACTTTTCTCAAAGTCTTTGCAAAAGGATGGTAGGGTAATTGTCAGAAAAGACAACCCCTGCCCTTTGACCCGTGACTGAATAGTCTTCCAGTCACGTAAATCGGGAGACACGGCAGGACACTTGCTACAGGCGTCTAAATAGACCGCGTGTAGCACCTCTAGTAAGTCACTTACGTCGCTTTTCAAGTCTGCCTCCTCACGGGGGTCGGACTTCGAACTCGACATCAGCAGCCCACGTCTGGTTCCACCAGCGGTCACTCAACGCCAAAAGGCGCCAAACGAACTAACGAGACTTCGATGAGTCTTTCTAAGACTCAGTACCGAAGATCTTCGCTATGTTCGTATTAATCCAGGCCGTAAGGCCTGCAACGTCGTATCCAACATCGGTAGCCGTCCAGCCAAAGGCTTCGCGGTCGATGATGAATCGGTAGGTCGTATCCACTGAGTCATTAACTGACGTCACTGGATCCGCTGCTACTTTCTTCGCTATCAATTCAATGACGTGCCGAAAACGGCCGTCCTTGGTGATAGTATGGGAAACGTTGAGTTGATAGGTACGATCCGCGAGAGCGTAAGAACTTTGTAAGTTCCCAACGCTTATTCGAGGCATCGACTTAGCAACAGTATTAATAGTGACGACTGATGGGTCTGCAAGTGACATCGAGTTGACCTTTCCAGAGTTTCAGGGAAGTTTAACTAGAAGCAATTCTCGCCTTCCCAGGGCGAAAACCTTTGGAACACTTCTAGCGGCCGTGGCCGAACTTGGAGCCAGAAAGCCCAAGCGCGGCCATGATTGTTAGTTGAAAGGACGAAAGTCCATTCCCTAACAGGGTAAAACCAAAGGGACTGTCAGCCGGAATCCTGCGTTTTACTGAACAAGCCTTGTACCACTTGGCTTCAATGGTTTGTCCAGACTGCGACTTGAATTGAACACGATATTCAAAACGGTCGTAGGTAGAACGCATGATGTAGGCATACTTCGCGGCAACTGAATCGGTGGCCAGATCCTCGAAGGACTGGATGTTTTCACCGACGTTGACGAACCAGTCAACTAGCCAGGTCCACGGAGTTACTCTATACACGGTGGTTGCGTTGAGGTCGGCGCCCAAAATGGTCGCCATTTGACGCAACTTTCTCAAAGTGGGATAACCACTTTCGAGCCCCGCATCAAACTGAGGTCGGTAGTACTTGAACTGGCCCTCATACCAGACACGACTCATCTTCTGTCTTCGAACCTGGAACAGGCAAGAATACGGAAGCACATAGTCAATCCCAAACACAGGGCTGACTAGTGGAGTACTGGTGCCGTAGGAGCCATAGACAACATCTTCCGACAAAGTTTGATCCTCGGCGAATCGTCGGGTCATCCACTTGTCATTATAGCGGATAGAATCCGCTATATGCTGCTGTATGTTTAATACAGCATCACAAGTTTTAACGATAGAACCGACGAACGGTTTCCAACCAAAGGAAACGTTAAGAAAGTGTTCCGCGAGCTCTTTTGGAGCTGCTTTCCAGTTAGCCAGAGGGCCTAAAGCCTTAGCTTTCTTTAGAGCAGTAGCAGAGTTTCCGCCAATCGCGTTCCATACTTGATGGAAGCCCTTGGCGGAAGATCTCAGCATCCCGGGAGCATCCTTCAGTTCGTAAACGTCCTGAAGGAGCGTAGCTTTCTCAACTTTTGGCCTAAGCTTATTCCAAGCATGGGCCCCGAGGGAGGATAAGTCGTCAGGATTAACGTTCGCATCGTAGTCTGTCTCCTTCTGGATCCCTTCGGATCCTAAGAGGGTGGCATAACTAGGAAGAGAGCTTAGAGTGGGAACGATGTTACCACTATAAACTCTGCGATAGTTAGTAGAGGGAGTCTGGGTAAAGGTTCCATAGGAACCATCAGGCAGCCTCCGCCCCACAATAGGGGCCCCGACACCTTGTGGGTATGTCGCGTACTGCATACGGTACAAGAATAATCCACCCCCCTCATTATAAGGGGGGCGTCCATGATTTTCATCAATGGACACAAGACGCAAACCCTCGGACTGATCAGCGAAAATATCGCCGGTCAGGACAGGGAGCGTAGAACCAGGCGTGAAATCACGGATGGTTTCAACGCCAACTTTGGAGTTGGCGTTCTTGAGGTTCTCGTACTCACGTATACGCGGCATACTAGCCATAAGGATACTTCTCCTTTTAGAGTAGACAATCTGGGTTAGAGGTAACTGCCAAG